AGAGGAATGACAGCGAACGAGCGTCGTGTCTACCGAGTACAGATGAAGCGCGGCATAGAAGTAGCATGAGCGAAGAGACCTGGACCTGGGCGCTTGCGGCATTAGAGGTGCTTGCAGTTGCTGGAATGTGGGTCGCAGGTCATGGTCATAGATACTGGTGGGCTTGGGGACTTGTGTTATTGTCTTCATCCGCGTGGTTTGTTTACGCTGTTACATTCTCGAAGCACGGATTTATAGTAATGTCTTTGCTCTGGGGAACCACTCATACGAGAAACATGCTTAAGTGGCGAAGTCAAAAGAAGGCAGAGGACGATGTCAGACAAAGAAGAAGCACCGAAACAGAAACCGACGCGGTATAAGTGTCCAAAGTGCGGCAACAATGTGACGATGTACATCAAGACTCTCAGTCCGCCGACGTGCAACAATCCCGAGCGTCATCATGGGCGTCCGCAGATTATGGAAGTCATCGAGTGATGAACGCCAAGAAAGCGGTTGTTGCAGTCGCTTATGCGGCTTTAGTCTTCACATTGACTATTTTCTCGGTTGCGATCGTCTTCGTGCTTTCGACTTGGACTTTCTTTCACGACAAGATCTCATCGAAGTCTCGTGACAAAGAGACACTCGAGCCGCTTCTCGGAGTTGTCCGCCCGGGCGAAGGAAAATACTTCGACTAAAGGTGTACTTTTTCAAAGAGCAATGGTAAATTAGAGCAATAGAGCTATGGGGAATGAAATGACGAACAACGACAAGATCTCGAGCAGCGCGGATAGCCTGCTCAGGGAAGCCAATGATCTGCTGAGCAGGTCCCGGGCGACGCTGGCTGGAACGCCAGCAACAATGCAAGACACAGAACCAACAAGGAGAGTGACAATGTCGATTGAATTGACATCACAGCGCGCCGGTGAGCTCTATGCTTCCGGTCAAACAGTAATTGAAGTAGCTCGTGCTCACGGCCTCACTTACGGCCAGGCTCACAAGCTCATTAAGGCAAGCGGCACTCCAATCCGCAACGCGTCCGACCGCCTCAAGGGTCGCACACGCGCGCCGAAGGCCTGAAATGCCGAATTGGCGCTCTGGACTGAAAAACGTCATTTGGTCAGCGGTTTTTGCCGTTTTGACAGGAATTGCGGCCATCTTGAGCGGTATTTTTGGAGATAGTCAGCCTTTGACACTTGGAATCGCTAGTTTCGGACTTATTTTGGCAATTTTGGCTGAAAAGTAACAAAAACTGACGATTTTGCTCGAAAATCGCTAGATTTCGAGGTGTCAATTAGAAACTACGGAATATATAATCATCCGTAACAACATAGCAAAGAGGTTGTAAGGCACAGCTTCAATGCAGCAGTCATGCGATGTGGGCGACCCTCCGGGGTCGCTCATTTCATATGATAAGATTGCCAGTGAGCAGGAGGTTTTTATGGCAGATGCGGAGTATTACAAGGTCACAGCAGTTGACGACCTCGGAAACGAGCTTGTCGGCTACGTGAAGGCAGAAGCCAAGCAGCGGTCTGTTCGCGCCCTGCGCGAAGAGTACGGCAATGCCGTGGTCGAGCCCATCGAAGCTGCGGATCTGCCAGAAGGCATAGAGCTCTAAAGCTATCGCAACACAAAACAACACAACACACAGCCACGAAAATAAGTAAAGACAAAATGACAAAGGAGAAAGCACATGTGGCTATTCACACAAGACGGTTTCGTCAGCACCGTAGAAAATAAGAAAAAGCCTGGCACACTAATGGTCCGAGCTCGCGATCGTCAGTCACTCGAACTCGTTTCGACGCTCACCGGTGAGGAGATTGTCGTGTCACCAGGACATGACTATGCTTACCGAGTGTTTGTCACCCGTGAGCAGTTCGCGGAGTTCTTGGTCGCAAACGCATACGCAATTGACTACGGAAACTTCAAAGACCGAGTATGGGACACACGCGGAGACGTTTGGCACGACGCGGCTGGAAGCGTTTGGGCAGAAATGCTTGCAGTGACAGACGAGGAAGCTCGTACAAATCGCTATGGCATCTACACCCGATAAGCGACTAGCAAAGTTCAAGCACGCATGTGCGTACTGCGGATCTCGCTTCGCGACGATCACAGAGCACATGAGTCATGTCGTCACAGAGCATGACACTGGGTATCGCGGATATGAAAATCGTCTGCTTCGTCCAGTGTCGTGCTGGCGATGTGGAACAGCGGAAATGTATCCCGACTCAAAAGATGGGCGGTATCGCTGTGAATGCGGATTTGAACTTCCAACAAACTGGAAAAATGGACAACTTGACGTCGAGGATGAGAATGAAGACACAGATTAACTACAAACAAACTATCTACATAGCAGCTGCGCTCGGCTTCGGATATGTGACGCTGTTTCTGCCTTTCTTCGGTTTGCTGACGTTCGGTCTTGCGGCATACTGCGCACTTCGCGCATACGAAGAGAGGAACAAGAAATGAAAAAAGAATACAAATCATACGACATGTCGCCCGAGGACTGCGTTGAAATAGCGCAGATGTATGCGGAAAAGTTCTTCGGCAACGCGCGTCAGGTTGTCGAACTTGGAATGGATCGTATTCCGCCCGAGCTGCTCGTTGAACAACTTTCAAACGAGACCGGTTTAGATGCGGATGAGATTAGACGCTTCGCAGACATTGGTGACTTCGTCTTGCTTGATCGTCAGCTTCGCGGTATGAGCGAAGAAGAGCGTTTCGAGTGGGAAGAACACAAGAAGCAAATTGTCAGCTTCGTTGACAATGTGATGACAGAGAACTTCATCGAGGAAGTTGTCGCAAAGCGCGAGCGGTTTGAAGACGATCGACGCACGATCGAAGAAATCTGGAAAGCGTCTGAAAAGTCAGATGAAGAAGCCGTAATCGAGCGCGCCAAGAACATGACAAGCGCAGATACAAAGCGGCTGCTTGAGATGATCTTCGAGGATCCTTCAACAGGTGACAAGGAATCGTGACTGTCAAAGCTATAATCATCGCGGCTAGTTGAATCAGGGGATATAAATGAAAGCTCTAATAAGCGGAGACTCGCACGGAAACACAGAGTACGTTCAGGGTCTACTCATAACAGCCGCAGTGATGGGCTTCGATCGTGTCATTCAGCTGGGAGACTTCGGAGCGAAGAGCAATCAGAGAGGGCAGACATTTCTTTCTGCGGTTTCAGCTGCGTCTGAGCAAACTGAAGTTCGTCTTGACTTTATCGACGGCAATCATGACGATCATGGCTATCTCGCAGTTCTGCGGAATGATGAGTCTCTGAAGCGTGAAGATGGTTCAATCGAGGTCCGAAGCGGAGTTCACTACTGGCCAAGAGGCTCTGTTACTACTCTCGCTGGGCGCAAGGTTGGATTCCTCGGAGGGACAGTCAGCATTGACAGGCATCTTCGTGTCAGAGGAGAGACTTGGTGGGAAGAGGAAGCAATCACTCGGGACGATGTCGATCGTTTAGTGATGAACTGCGGAGGAAAAGCTCTCGATCTTCTGCTCACGCACGAGACAATCGCTGGGATTCCTCTACCGAGCAAGTACAACAAAGGCAACATTCCAGCTGACGTTGAAGCAGACGCTAAGGACCAAAGACTGCTCATCGCGCAAGCGGTAGAGATGTCTGGGCCAAAAATGATGATTCATGGGCACTGGCATATTCGTTACACGCACGAATACGGCTATCCACCGGCAACAACGAGTATCTTCGGCCTTGGTTACGAAGGATCAGACGCGGTTTTAGCTATTGACTTCGAAACAATGGCCATTGACAACAGGGGAACGCCGATTCCAACCCTCGAGGCAGTCTGGGCAGCAGACCGCAGCTAGCTCTAGCTGTCACTAGATTGTCGCTGGTCACTAGCTCTACGTGTAGGCGGATAAACAGGCAGTAGAGCTCAGAATACGTCGTGGAGAGGCTTGTAGAGGCTGTTTTTGGCCATTTTTCAACGCAAAGCATTGAAAACAAAGAGCTTAGGCAGCTTTTAGTCTTCTGGAGCTGAAATACCCGCGCTTGTGAACTACGGAATATATAATTTACTCAAGAACGACGAAAGGAAGAGACAGAATGACAATGACCATCTACCCCGCGAGCGAGAAGCAAGTCTCGTTCGTACGCGACCTCATCGCAGGCCGCGAAGTTGAAGCTGACCTTGCAGCAGGCATCCTCGAGCACATCGAGGCTGGCACATACGACAAGCGCTCGGCAAGCAGCGACATCGACGCTTTCCTCAAGCTCCCGAAGCGCGCGAAGGCAACAGGCGGAATGCAGGCGCTCCTCGCTCGAGTTCCGAAGTCCAAGTACGCCGTTCCGACGCTCGAGTTCGAGGCAACGACTGCGGACGAAGTCTTCCCAGGCGACCTTGTGTTCATCGAGGTCAAGGAGTACATGAGCACGCTCTACGCTCGTCAGCTTCACGGAGCTCCTGGCGACTTCACTCGCTCGAAGCTCAGCGCTTCCGCAGTCAAGGCGCTGGTGGAAATCATCGAGCGCGACCCGTACAAGTACGTCAAGCTGTTCGGCGACCACTACACCTGCTGTGGAAGCTGTGGAGCAGTGCTCACCGACGAGAAGTCGCGAGAGCTGATGCTCGGACCCGAGTGCCGTAAGAAGTTTGGATTCTGAGAAAGGAAAATGAAAATGGGAAAGTTTCAAGACACAACGACAGAGATCGCTGACTGGCACTTCAGGCTGACGCCGTTGAAGAAGCTCGCGCTGTACGTGAGCATCGCGCTTGTCGGCGTCGCGGCTTTCGTCACGCTTGACAGGAGTCATCAGAAGTTCACCTGTGACAATGGAGGTCTTGCCGTTGTAGTTGGTCACACTGACAACAACACACTCTGGGACATCGCAGAGAATCATTGCACAGGAAACATTCAAGCCGCTGTTGACAAGTTATTCAACGAATACGGTAATGACATTCAGCCAGGACAGTTGATAAAGCTTCCGTAACTCCACGCTCTCAGCCCAGTAGTGTACAATAGTACCTATGGGTAAGAGCGTCATGGAAAAGATAGCAATGCTCTCTGAAGAAGAGCGTGCCGCTATTCTTGAGGGCGTGAACATGGACGCGCTTGTCTGGGACTGGAGCGCCTGGGCTCGACCAGAACAGCTACCACCCGACAATGATGACTGGTCGATCTGGATGTACCTCGCGGGTAGAGGTGCCGGTAAGACTAGGTCAGCTGCCGAGTGGGTGCGCGAGAAGGCGAAGGTCACGAACAGAGGGCAGCTTCGCTTCGCGCTTGTCGCTCGTACTGCCGCTGACGTGCGTGACGTCATCGTTGAAGGTGAGTCAGGCATCATCAATGTCTCGCCTCCGAGCGAGCGTCCGCTGTATGAGCCATCGAAGCGCCGGTTGACTTGGCCCAACGGCAACACTGCTACCTGCTTTACTGCCGACGAGCCTGATGGACTTCGAGGTCCGCAGTTCCACTACGCTTGGGCAGACGAGATCGCCGCTTGGCGCCAGTCTCCAGACGCAGCAGGCATGACTTCGTGGGACAACCTCCGAGTGGGTACACGACTTGGATCATCGCCACAGATCATCTGCACCACTACTCCGAAGCGCGTCCCGGTGCTGTACAACCTCATTGCCGAGTCAGAGCGCACAGGAAAGGTCATCGTCTCGAGAGGATCGACGCTTGACAACGCAGGCAACCTCTCAAGCACGTACCTAGAGGCTATCACTGGAGTGTACGCAGGCACACGCCTTGCAGCGCAGGAGCTCTACGGAGAGATGCTGAGTGATGTTGAAGGTGCGCTGTGGACTATCGAGATGATTGACGATTGTCGTGAGAATGCGTTCCCAGTTGGCTCGCCGCTTCGCGTTGTGGGAGTAGACCCGTCAGTAGCAGAGAACCCCCGTGACGAGTGTGGCATTGTTGTCTGCGCCGCTACTGGTGAGCGAGACCTCTATCGACGACACGCTTGGGTTCTCGAGGACGCTTCGATTCATGGCTCGCCTGAGCAGTGGGCAAACAAAGTAGTAGCTATGGCGCGTAAGTATTCGTGCCCGGTAGTAGCTGAAGTGAACCAGGGTGGAGCGCTTGTGACGAACGCTATTCACGCCATCGATCCGAACGTCCGTGTTCTCGAGGTGCACTCAAAGAACGGCAAAGCGCTTCGCGCAGAGCCTATTACTCTCGCGTACGAGCAGAAGCGCGTTCACCACATCAACTATCTAGCAGACCTCGAGTCTCAGATGTGCGCTTGGATTCCAGGCGAAGGAAAGTCGCCTGACCGAGTAGACGCGCTCGTTCACGCGCTCACTGCTCTGCTTATCAAACCTCCGCAGGGATTTGTGGGTGGTAAGATAACAGCTAAGTCTCCAGCGGCTAGGAGACTACCGAACTTCCGTGGAGGTTCAGGTGGCTCAGGCCGTGGAGCAAGGATCATCTAACCTAGGAAGGTAGAACAATATGAGTGAAGAGACTGAGAAAGAGACTATTGCTGAAGATAGCTCTACGGCAAGCGAAGAGTCGGCTGCAGTAGAAAACGCGGAGGCAGTAGCTGAAGTAGTAACTGCGGAAGAGCCAGTAGCAGCGCCTGTCGCAGAGACAGAGGCAGTGCAGGCGCCCGCACCGGCTCCGAAGGCGCAGAAGAATGCTCCGAAGGTAGCTGTAAGCGGAGCGGATAAAGATGATGTGCTTCTCTCGAAGTGCGTATTCAAGAATGTGTACTCGCGCAAGTCGCTTACGATTCACCACGTGCAACGCCGTCTCACAGATCTCGGTTACCGCGATGCGGGCAGTGACAAAGATGGTTGGTATGGTGACAAGACCAAGAGCGCAGTAGCAGCCTTTCAGAAGGACAGGAAACTCGGTGAGTCTGGCATTATCGATGCGGCTACGCTCGAGGCTATCTTTGATGGTGACCCGTACGTCAGCGTAATACTTAACTAGATCCTTGCGGACATAGCGTCACACCGAGTGCGGGTGCTCTTGTGAGTGCCCGCACTTGCTGTATGCGAACTTAGACGCGCTCGATGCGGAGGGTGCGATCTGCGAAGTTGATCTCGAGGCCACGGTCACTGATCTCTGCTGTCACGTTCTCGCGTACGTACTTGACTGCCTTGCGGGCTACCTTCTTGGTGACCTTGCGGGCTGCCTTTGACTTTGCTGCCTTGAGTGCGATTCCTACGATCATTTTCTTTGTCCTTTCGTCGTTCCCCGCAGTGGGTATATATCTATTATACACAATTCATCAGCTCTGTACACCCTATTTCACAAAAAATGTCAAAAAATTTGCCTAGAAAGCCTCAAGTTATTTGTTCTCAAGGCTTTCAGAGCACTGGAGGCTCAGAAATTGACATGTACAGCCTCCAGAGGCACTTTCATACTCAGAATAGGTGCATTCAATACCTCAGGTAGTGGCTGAATGTCACAAGTGCACACAGGCATCAGTGTCTTGTTCGTCTCTCACTTCGAGCACGCTTCATCGTCACTCAAGTGCCTCTAGAAGCACTCAGAAGTGCTCACCTATGACTCATTCAACAATCATTTGTAGAGGCCTCTAGGCAGAGACACACACAGCTCGTAGAGGCACAGCATTGACTGCCTTCTGGAGATTCTTCACGCACAGAGAGCACTGCAACTGCAAAAGACATTGGCCTCATCGAAATGCAACCTGGAAACAATCTTGCAAGGCCCGGAAATATAGCGCAGCGTTCTTGCAGGTCAAGATCAACTAGTATAAAGTACTATTTCTCTTCCGCTGTACATTTGAAGACTTCAACCTCAATGTACAATTTGTCGTCTAGTGTACACATTTTGGCCGCGTCCCGATGATACAATGAGCCGAGTGAGACGAAGAGCATCTTTGCCCCCAAGTGAGTGTGTGTACCTCCGTGAGTTGTCGGGCCGTGCGCTCCGTGAGCGAGTGAGCGCCCTCCACCGCGCCGGTTGGTCCTTGGGAGACATTGCTCACGCGTGGGACCCGCCAAAGCAAAGATCAACGGTCAAGACCTGGGCCGACGCAAACCTCCCCGAACACACTCACTCACACCCTCCATTGCCATCTCCCTCTTCCTCCTCTCTTTCTTCTTCATCTTCGTCTTCATTCATCAGGACCCCTGAAAATTTGAAGTCTACTACTTCCTCTACTTCCTCTACTTCCTCCCCTACCTCCTCCGCCGCCCCCTCCGCAACAACGGCGGCCGCCTTCCGGACGTCGGTTGGAGTTCGGCGTCAGAGACGAGTCTTTGATTCAAAGACAATTGACTCCGCGACCCGAGAGAGAATTAGATCTCTTGCTCCGCTTGCGAGGAGATATCGCGCACGAGCGAATCCGAGCGGCGTATACGCCGTTGCGAATGAAGAGCTCACAGAACTCTGTAAAGATCTATTTCATAACGGAACAACCGTCAGAGAGCTTGCCGAGACAGCAGGTGTCACATATCGAGCAATGGCTCGAAGAATTGGAGTCAGCAAGTGAAGATTCTTTATGACCTCTTTCCCGGACAGGCGGTTGTCACACCCTCAGGTACAGAGATCTCCAACTTCTCGAGCATCAGCTTCAACGATGCTAGATATCTTCAGAACGCCCGGAAAGTTGGCCCCGTACGCATTGTTGTCACGGACGAGGTCATTATGATTGCCGCCGACTCAAACTCAGGGCCAATGCTGATCTTTCAGGAGAAGTATGACAAGAGTACTCTTGTTCTCGCAAAGGGGAAGATCAGAGAGTCTCGACTCAAGACTGTCACTGGAAAGAGTATCATTCTTTCCAAAGATGACGATTGCGGCTGCGGATCTAAGCTGCGAGGCTGGAATCCGTACCGTACAATGCACTCAATCAAGGATCCAACAGAATAATGAATGACGTATTTGACTTTGTAATTCTCTCGCTTGCGGCTTTTCGCTTGACGAGACTGATCACTACAGACGTAATTCTTGATAAGCTTCGAGAGCGCGTCTGGAAAAAGTATCCGCCAGAAAACGGCGGACTAGGCTATTTAATTACATGCGACTGGTGCACAAGCATCTGGGTATCATCACTACTTGTTTTACTGTATAAAATATCTTCAGAACCAACAGTAGTTGCAGCAAGCGTGCTTGCGATATCGGGTATTGTTGGACTAGCAAACCGCATTAGTTGATAGCCTGAACTAATTCCGTTTCCAGAGACCAATAGGAGATAATTGTGGGCGTTTTCCGCCGAGAGCCTGTACCACCGACACGACGCACGGCAACACCGCCAACGCGCATCACTCAGGTGACACCTACTCCTATTGCTCTTCCAGCTGGATACACGTTTGCTCAGCCTGTTGCCTATTCAGCTCCACGCGCGATTACGGCCGCCGCGACTCAGATCAAGCTGAATGATAAGGACGAGGCAGAGAAAGTTCGCAATCGCCGCAACGCAAGCTCAACCGCTTGGCAGTCCGAAGCTTGGGAATACTACGACGCAATTGGCGAAATCAAGTACGCATTTAACCTCGTCGCGTCAGTTGTATCAAGAATTCGCCTCTACGCCGCCGCGATTGACAATCCCGCCGAGACTCCTGTCTCAGTAAGAAACGCTAATAACATCGATCCTCGTCTTGCAGCCGCAGCCGAGCGCGCTCTTAGCCGTCTTGATTCTGCTTATGGCGGACAGGCTGGTCTTCTTAAGGACGCGGCTCTGAACATCTGTGTCGCAGGCGAGTGCTATCTAGTTCAAATGCCAGAGCGTGTAGGAACGGGAGTCCCAGAGTCTTGGGACATTCGCTCGGTTGACGAAGTTCAAGTTGACTCAAAGCACAACTATGGAATTGCAATGCGCCGCGACTATATGACTGGTGGCAACCTTGGAGTAAGTAGCGGAAAGGGAGTTGTCGCTCTTCCGAAGAGTGCATTTGTTGGACGCATTTGGCGCGCGCACCCGCGATTCTCCGAAGAGGCAGATTCTTCGCTTCGTGGTCTGCTTGACCTCTGCGCCGAGCTCTTGCTCTTGAACCGCACATTCCGTTCGACAGCTCGCTCACGCCTCAACGCTGGCGCTCTTTATCTACCTGACGGACTGAGTGTCGCCGCATCGCAGGACCCAGACTATCCTTACGACAGCGATGATGATCTCAACCCCGCGCTTACGCCAGAAGAAAGTGCAGACGAGTTTGAGGATCAGCTCATCGACGCGATGACAACGCCGATCCGCGACGAAGACTCAGCGTCGGCAGTTGTTCCGTTGATTATTCGTGGACCCGCAGAACTCGGCGACAAGATCAAGCAGTTCAAGTTCGAGCGTAGCTTCGACCCCGCGCTCGCGCAACGTGCTGATCGTGTTCTTGAGCGTATCTTGCAAGGTCTCGATGTTCCGAAGGACGTTGTCACTGGTCTCGCGAATGTTAAGTACAGCAACGCGCTTCAAATCGATGAGGCACTTTACAAGGCTCACATCGAGCCGCTGATGCTTTTGATCGCCGACGCGCTTACTGTTGTTTATCTACGTCCATATCTTCTTGCTAATGGATTTGATCAGACAGAAGTCAACCGCATCTGCATTTGGTACGACCCAAGCCAGGTCGCAACGCGCAACGACCGCGCCGCAGACGCTGACAGCGGCTTCGACCGTATGGCAGTGTCTTACGACACTTGGCGCCGCGCGCAAT